TGTTTTAGGTCACCTTTCGGTCCATCCCAACCACATTCGTCACAGTGCCACATCTCTTCTGACTCGTTAACACCACCTTCTTTCTCCATCTTAGCAAGTCTGGTATAATAGTCAGGCATTTCAGCCAAATGATCTAGTGTGATACGATAAGCTATTAGGTCAGAATCGGTATGCTCCAACTCAACCTTCATACCCATCTTAACTTCTTTCTCATCGACCTTGAAATCCATACCCTTTTTCATTGCACGACCTTGTGACCAGAAGGATTGGAGCATAGCGTATGCCGCCTCTTCAAGTTTCGCAGGTTCGTCTAAACCAAGTTCATCAGCTAGACCGTGGAAATCTTTATGATCGTTGATCTTCTTATCACTTTGGAATAATTTAATGAGAGCGAGTGTCATTTCGTCGGCTTCTACATACCCATTAAATTTTTCTTCATTGACAACTTTATCTTGTGTCAAATATTTTGTTAGTCTGCTCTTCATTATATTCTCCATTAAAATTCACCATGTAATGACACCATTTTTGTGTCTCGATATGTTTTAACAGATAGCCAAAATTTTTGTGTTTCAAGAACAAATGGAACCCCATAAGCACCTAAAGCATCAAAGAAAATATCTCCTGTATCAGCGTATCCATCCATAACGAATTCTTTATATAAACCCGGAACCATACAAATCGTTCCAGTTGCAATAATCCGTCCCGTAGTAAATTGTTCTTTATGTTCTTGTATGGAAGAAATTATTCTATCCCCAACAAACCCACAAGCACCAGAAATCCCAAAATGATATAAAGAACTCTTATCTACTGTAAACTCAGGATACGATGTTGTAGCAACAATCATAAATAAACTTAAAAATAATATTAGTTTTTTCATTATACTCCGTTAAAACCCAAATATCTTAGTATCAACATCTGAGTAATCATCAATCGCATCTGACTCAACTTCAATCCAAGAGTCATCACCGTATTTACGGGAACTACCATCTTTAAGGTCTGCTTCGTTTTCATCTTGACCTTGATGTGTTCCTTCCGAACCATCCTCTTCAAAGACCATAGTATCTTCGATAATCTCAACACTACCATCTTCATTCCTCTTATATTTATAACCACATTCAAGCACAGATAGGTCTACATCCAAAGTATCTACTGGAACTCCTGTGACTTCTGTCCCGTCTGGGTACATAACGTCTGCCAACTCACCATCTGGATAGATATAAATGTATACCCAAGCAGGAGCGCTTCTGTGAATCTCTTCAGCTTTAAGTGATTGTTCACTGAAACGATAAGGTCTGAGAATGAATTCCCAAATGAGTTTCTTTGCACCAAAAATCTGTGACTCGGCACCTGTATCAACAATCTCATAGTTCCTGTTGTTCCATAATGTCTTGATGACATCTCCCGGCATAGGAATAGGGTCTTCAATCCCTACTGAATCAACGGTAAAGGTAGCCGAACCGTCACCACCTGAAATTGTGATATCCTCGCCTGATATGTAACCAAAACCCTTGTTAAACGAGTTTACTTTGATTTTAGTAATCACACCATTAACAGCGGTTATGTTCACCCGAAGACCTTCACCAGAACCACCTGTGGTTGGCACTGACTCTTTGGATACATACCCTGTACCAGCGCTTCCGGTAGATATTAACGACAACGGCACACCACCGACAGTTCCTATAACATCCCGCACGAATGTTGCTTTGGGTATTAAAGTATATTCTAATGTTTCATCTGATCTGATACCCATCATATCAATGATATTGGTTTCTTCTGACGGTTCATAATAGAGTTTGGTTCTCACCGGTTCATAGAAATCCTGATTGGAATCCTCACCATAGAGTCTGTCCATTTTCGATTTCGCGCGGTAATACATCACTGGAAATCCAGCGATATCCACATACTCCATCATTATAGATTCAAATAAACAAAACTCTGGGTTCTCGTCTGTGATATCATAGAGTTCCCATAACGGAGTGCCTTGTATACAATTAGGTGGGCAGGTTATTGCCATCTACAACTCCTTATACGGTTTTGTCTGGGACTTCTATATAAAAATCAAGTGGTCCAATAGTTCCTGTTGGCACACCATCACTGAACTCTCTAATCTCAATCTTTGAATCGTTAACTTTTGTTACAGACGCAGTAATTGTTATATCATCACGAATAGACAGTTCATTAACACCACCTGTAACAATAGTAGTTAATTTAGTGTCATCATATTGTATCCATTTCGGGTCAATTGTACTCATAATCCTCTCCTTTTAATCTCTTGTTTGATAATTTTTATCTGCAACTCTCTTGGAGTTTTTGACCCAGCTTTATCATCAGGACCACCTTGTAGAGATAACAAGTCTTTATCAGACATATCCCTTACATGTTTTTGTACTTTTTTAGGGTCAGTTATAGACTTATCCCACCAAAACATTTTATTAAACTTTTCACCGAAAGTATCTTTATCTGACTCGGTTAAATAGTCATCAATTTTCTCTAATATATCCATTATAAACTCCTTGTTACATAAATCCTATTTCGATACCATACCCTTCATGTGCTTCTTCGTCACGTAATGTCTGCTCAAGGTAATCCTTTTCTTCTTTACCTTCACTGATTAGATCTGAACCATCAAGACCAACACCTTGACTTCCAAGACCTGAAAATGAACTTGGCTTACGTCTTATCATACCCAACGAAATCTTGGACAGGGCTGTTACATAATCCAGAATCCAATCTTCATCATAGAGATTTTCTTCTAGTTCTGTTATAATAGGATTAGCCGATGTATAGGTAACAACAACATTATCACCCTCTCCCATTGGTCCGGTATCCATCTGATAACCATTCCATGTGATAGTGTTACCATTAATAATAGTGAAATCTATTCCCTGTATTTTAACGAAACCACCAGCGCTAAGTTTCACTCCATCAAAAACTGATATATCGTCTTCTAGGATTATTTCTTTATCGGTAACTTGTTCTGGTGTTAAATTAAAATTTTCTATCTTGGTTGAATATTGTTTCATAACGCCGTGCATTTTAGCAGTAGAACCACCACTAGGTTTATATGAAGTTGCTGTGACATATGTCGCAACCAATATATCACCAACACCAAGCCTCGGTTCTAACGCCAAACCTGACCATGTGAGAATGTTACCGTTAACAATTTCATAGTCATCCTCATAATCATGTTCTATACCACCTATTGAAATCTTAACATTGTTTAATAATACAGGCTTCTGTAATCTAACATAACCATTGGTTAGGTCTGTCGCAGTAATGGTATATTGTTCTACCTCTGTCGCGGTGGCTGTAACATTTGTCCACTCATCAGGATAATGTTGTGATTGAAATACAACAGGATATGTAATGGTGATTTCATCCCCTACTACCACAGAACCGTCAAGAGATGAATCTGTCCAATAAATAACTCTTGGGTTTTCGTACAAGAAATCCCAATCTCTACCTTTAACCATTGAGACACCACCAACATTAAAGGTTGTGTCTTCCTCTACATTAAAGTCAGATTTATCACCAGTATCATCCAAAGGTGTGTGTTTTAATAATAGTGATTTATTATCCACTTCCGTTTGGGTTAACTTTCGTTGTTCTACTATTGTCTTACGTTCTTTTAGAATGTCAGCCCAATCAGGTGTGTAATTAGGAAGAGTTGAACCTTGTACCATATAAGTACGAAGTAACACCCAACCCGGTGAATCAACATAATATCTTGTAGGAATTCCTGTAGTTGGATTGGCATATGTAACTGATTTTGTTTTACCATCCCAAGGTGGAACAGGGTCTATCTCTAATTGATTAGTTGATTTATGGTATTTCCAATTATACTGTGTTGTTCTATATCGTTTAAGGGTAGACATGAAATCCAAAACTATGTGATATGATACTAAATCATATCCTCCACTGAATATATTACCGAACATCCCATTCTGGAACATAAAATTTTCCATTGTAAACAGGGTATTGATTCCACCTGACGAAATAGGACTGTCATCATAAGACACAACTTCATGTACACCAGCGGGTAAATCATAAAACCTCTTACCTGCCTGTAACATTACAGTGAAATAGGTTTCTTGGGTTGCATTACCAATGGCCCATTTAATCCATTTTTGGCGTGCATAATCAATATGGTCAACTATTTGTTCGTCACATAGTTCAACTTTAACCATAGGAGCACCCAAACGTCTTTTAACTCTATCCATTAATTGTGTTCTTGAAATAGACATTATTTACTAAACCTCTCTCTTTTTTTGAGTAGGATTTGTGATTCCTTACTATCTTTCTCCGGTACTTTAGCAAGTAATTCCTTGAGTCCTTCTGGTTCTGGAACCTTATCACCAGACTCACCTAACAATGCTGTTAGTTTCTGAATCTTCTCTTTCAATGCTATAACCTTGAGTTTCAATCCAAGTTTTTTCTGTTTGAAGAGTTTGTGTTTCTCAGGGTCTTCGGGTACAGGTTCAGTCTTCTCATACTCAATTTCACCAAGGGTAACCTTCAAATCGAATATAGCTTTCTTATATTCCCTGACAGTCTCAAAATCTTCTGATATATAATTTTGTAGTCTCATATTAGTATTTATGGTTTTTCAACTAACCATCCCCAATCCTCTTGATATTCGTTAATGTCAGAAAGGACACCCCAGCCCTCAGAATCAGCATTGGATTCAGGGGAAAACTCATAACTTTCATCAAAAACGTCTTGCTCTAAGACAAAAATAGCCCAATACAGTGCGGATACACAGTCATCTGACATATGAACACCACCATATCGGTCATGTCCCAAGTCCTGATAGTCAGCAAGTTGTTCGATGGTTCTATTGTCTATGAGTTCGATATTCCCGTCTTCAACTAATTTCTTCATAAACAATACTGCTAAGTTTTTGGTCTTATGTGTCGCCCTTATACCCAAGTCTCTTTCTTTACTACCTGTATTTATTAAATTTTCATTCTCATATTCCCACCATAAACGATTAACTACAGGTGAACCTTCACCATTATTCTCAACCATCATATATGCATTGTTATAATAGTATGACATTTTGTTGACAACTGAGGCAAAGGTATAAACATCTGTATAGTTATCTTCCCATACACCAACCTGTTGCATCCTGACAGGTTGGATTCCATGTACCCTCAAAACCTGTATAACCGAAAAGTTTTCACCTGTGCCTTTTGCTGTATCCACACCTAAAACATATGTGGCACCGGTAACGGGTTTCTCCCAGATACGAAATTTTCCCTTCTGATCAAGGAACTCTGGTTCTAATCTGTGCTTGAATAATCTCTCTAGTGTTACGGAGTCAATAACTGTGGCACTCGACCCTAAAAACTCACAATTATGATGTAAAAAGTCATCAGCATAAAACGTTCTATCGCCACCGACATCAAGAAGGTCATATACATCCATTTCGTCTAATTTTATTTTATTTGTTATCTTGACTTCACCATAATGTCTGTGTATGATGGTATCGTTGATAACTATATCATCTGATAATACTTCGCCGTTAGGAGACATGAATCTATGGCCAATGGATACCTCACAATACAATCCATTATCACACTCGAATCTATAACCAGATTTTCTTAACTTCTGCATACCAACAAAATCCTGATATCCATTAGGAGTTAGTATCTGATATTTTATATTCGTTATTATTTCACCCATTTAAAAACCCCACACATTTTTCTATAGTTTTTTGTTTGTTTGATGTACTTGTTTTTGTGTATCCATATTCACCACTTTTCACCCTAAGTATGTTATATCCTCTTTTTGTTAAGATAAAATCCCTAAGACCGTCATATTCTCCTGTCGAACTGTGCCAATATTCACCATCATATTCTATTATTTTATCTCCACACACAAAATCTACAAAGAATTTATTATACGAATACCCCTTTACCCTCATAAACCTCTTCTCGATTTCTGTTAGCCTGATAACAACCTCACCACCATTATCACCATATATACATTCCATATCAACAAAAACGGATATATTGTTAAACAACTCTTGTGATATTTTTGACACATATCCGATCACCGGTTCAAAACAATCAGAACACACGTCTTGCCAAAAACATTTATCCATGGCTTGGTAACTAATAATGTTATCACACCCTTTTGTTCTACATTCTAATCTAGATATCTCACCGTCATATTCACATAAAAATATAAGTTCACCTGTAAACCTCATCTGAGTGTTGGATTTCTTAATCAATCCTTCCGTGTGATGTTTTATGGATTTGTATAATTTAGGGTCATCCTTTATTAATGTTCTATTGCCTGCTTTACCGAAGTATTTCGTATATATCGGTTTTAATATATCTACGGTTTCATGTAAA